AGAAAATATTTTGGACAAGCATATCAAAAAAATACATCCTGAAAAGAATAACAGTTATCAAAAAGAGCCGGTAGAACTGTTATAGGCACACAAGCAGAAGCAGCTTAATAAGGTGGTGATTTTATGACATGGTCATATTCCGGAAACCCAGCTGATAGTGATAAAGACAGAATTAGGTTTCTAATTGGAGATACAGACTCAACTTTCCCATTAATGACGGATGAGGAAATAAATTATGTAATTGCAACTGAATCTAATGATAAGATAATTGCTTTACGTTGCTGTGAAAGTATATCTGCCTCATTAGCAAAAAAAGTTAGTGGATCGATGGGTCGGATAAGTGTCCAAGAGGAACAATTAATGAAACATTATGAACAATTATGCAAACGTTTCCGGAAGAGTATACCATCTGTGCCTTATGTAGGAGGACTATCATTAACTGAAAAAGAAATGGATAAGACCAATACTAATTTAACTCAATTAAAGATATCGAAAGGTATTCATGATTATGAATGAGGGGGGATATCATGTTCCCTACCTTAAAAAGTTGGTTAAAACATCAAATTTATTGGGAAAAATTTCAAAGTGTCGATGGTTATGGTAATCCATCATATGAGGAAGAAGGAACATATATTTACGGTTTTGTTGAACCAATTACGCGTTTTTATCTAAATGCTAATGGAGAACAAGTTATTTCACAAGCGACTATTTATTTTAATGGTGATGACTGTTCAGACATGAGTGTTAAAGATAAACTAACAGTTACAGGGATAGGAAGAAAATCAATCATTAGTATTAATTCCATTATCACTCCTAGAGGAACACTAAGCCATAAGGAAGTGTTAATATGAACTATAGCAGTTATATCCTAGACATATATTGTCCTCCCTATGTAAGAGGATTAGACGATTTAATTAATGCTCTAGACGGTGTTTTAGAGGATATAATAAGTCATGCAGAGGTAGGTTTATATGAATTAGGATATATAACTATGGAAAAAGCAATTGAATGGTGTCCTAAAGATACTGGTGCATTGGCTAGTTCTGGTTTTCTTAATAAACCTGAAAAAAGTGGAACTGAAATATCAGTTGTGATGGGTTTTGGGGATAGAGAAACACAAATAAATCCCAAAACAGGAAAAAGAACAACTCAATATGCAATAGAAGTACATGAATCTAAAAGAAAGTATAAAAATGGTCGAAGTAAGTTTTTAGAACAGGCTTACATGTGGGTAGCAAGGGCACGAATGATGGATTATTTGTATAAACATATAAGTAAAGCATTCACACAGCCTGGACCTTTTGACGCTAACTTTAATTTTCAAGAAAAAGCCACCGCACTAAATGCTAGAGGTTCTTTTTGGCCAACAAAAGCAGAAATACCTAAAAGATCCGGAGTCAAAGTATCTAAAGAACAAAAAATTCGAGAAGCAGAGGAACGTAGACGACAGTGGGAACAAAATAAAAATAAAGAAGATCCAATCATCACTGCTGCAAAGAATGCGCAGAAAAAAATCGAACAAGGCTTAAAACCTGAACAAGAAAGGGGTGATAATGAATGGCCCTTTTAGAGGATATAGTAGCCTATCTAATTACCGAGGGAATAGCTACTGAGTTTGGTAAAGATATATTCATCAATTTTCTCCCCCAAGAACCAGATGAGGTTGTTGTGATTGATGAATATGGTTCTGACGGTACGCAGGTAGGTTACGAAGCATACGGAAGATATATCCAAATTTTAAACAGGGCCGAAAATGTTAGTGATGCTTCGTCAAAATCACAACAACTGTTCTCCTCTCTGGTAAAGGAGCTGTGTCCGATAATCAGTTTAACTTCATCGTTAGATGTTGTTATAGTTGCACTGCAGAGACCATTTAAGGTCATGGTCGATGATAAGGAAAGAGTATCATACGCTTTCAATATCAGAGTTTTAACTCATACGAATTAATAAAGGAGGTTAGTAATATGCCTGGTACCCCTATAGGATTAAAAGATGTATATTACGCAAAACTTTTAAGTGATACTTCTACTGGAGTTACTTATGATACCCCAGTAGAAGTTGTTGGTGCCATAACCGCTAATATCAACCCTAATGGAAATATGGCTACTTTATTTGCAGATGATGCTCCATTTGACACCGCTGCTACTCTCGGTGAAATAGAACTTGAACTTAATCTTGCTGATATTCCTGCCGAAGTTCAGGCCGATTGGCTTGGCCATACTGTTTCCAGTGGAAAATTGATCCGTAAAAGTTCGGACGTACCGAATTGGGTTGCTCTCGGTTTTAAATCATTAAAGAGTAATGGTTATTATCGATATGTCTGGTTAACCAAAGGCAAATTTATGTTACCTGAACAACAGTATCAGACTAAGGGAGATAGTATTGAATTTAAGGCACCAACGATTGTAGGACGTTTTGTAGCTCGTGCTTATGACGATGAATGGATTCGCTCTATTGATGAAGATCATGTAGATTATGTTGCTAGTGTAGGAACTAATTGGTTTACTGCAGTGGATGGTACTACTTTAGATACTACTCCACCTACTGTTACTGTAGTTCCTGCTGATACAACTTCTGGTGTAGCTGTATCGGCCAATATTGTTTGGACCTTTAGTAAAGCTATGAGATTTTCTTCTCTTAACAGTAAAAACTTCTTAGTATTTAAAGATGATGGTACCGCTGTCGCAGGAACATTATCGGTATCCACAGCCACATACGATAACGATACTGTTACGTTTAATCCTACAGGAAATCTAGCTTCTGCTTCTAATTATGTTGCAGTATGTACAACTAATGTATGTGATCTAGCTGGAAATCATTTAGAAGAGGCTTCAATAACAAATTTTACAACTACTTAATTTAAGAAATTTTGAAAGGGAGAGTGGACAATTTATGAGTAATCTAAGGTCAATAAAACAAAAACCTGTTGATATTGAAATTGAAGGTAAGATATACAAATTAGTATATACTTTAAATTCAATTATAGAAATCGAAGAGGAATATGGTTCATTGAATGCCGCTTTGGATAAGATGGAAGAAGGAAGTATTAAGGCTATACGTAAGTTAATCTGGGCAGGTTTTATACAAGAACACCCAGAAATAACTGAAGTCCAAGTTGGCGCTATGTTACCAATGGAATCAATGTCTGAGATTGCTGATATAATCGCTGAGGTTTTGGGCGGATCAATGCCCGAAGCAGAAGAAGAATTAAACCCTATAAAAAATTAGCGGAAGAAGAGGGTGATGATGGCTGGGACTGGTCTTTGATTTTGTATGCAGGTTTAGTTATACTTAGAGTTCCTGAAGAAACATTATTAAGTATGACTCCTCGTAAATTTACTTCTTTGATGAGAGTCCATAAATTAGTAAATACTGTCGAGGGGACCGAAACAACAAAATCAAAAAAGGCTTATATTGATCAAATATTATGAGAGGAGGAGGTTAATTGCTTAAAGTAGGTTCTATATATGCAGATTTAGGTTTAGATACTAAAGGCTTTAAAGAAGGAGCAAATAAAGCAGTTAGAGAAGCCCAACTAGTCGGTAAACAATTATCAAAAGCTATGACAGTTGGAACTTCTGGTTCTTCTAACTTCATGATGAGTGAAATGAAGAAATCTACCGATTCTGCTAAGAAGGGGTCTAAACAAATAGAAAAGTCAATTGACTCCTCCTCTAAACGTATTAAAGATCTATCAGACGAGATAAATACTGAAATAAAAAGAAAAACTCAAGCCGTTAAGAATCTACAATCATTACAAAAAACTGTAAAAAGTATGCAAGGAAAAGTTTCAGATGATCTAAAACGTAAAGTTAAAGCTGAGACTGATAAAATTGCAGCTTCTACCAGTAAAATAAATAAGTTAAAACAAGAGATAGAACAACTAAAAAACATTCAAACCTCTAAAGCCCAAAAACCCACAACCACCACTGGTACTCAGAAAACGGTGGAGCAACCTGTAAATAAACAGATTGAACAGATGAAAAAATTATCTAATGGTGTTCAAGAAGCTACAAATAAAATAAAAAAATTACAAGAACAGATTGAAGAAGAAACAGCAAAAGTACAAAATGCAACAACTAAATTACAAGCTATGGAGAAAACACTTAGAAAAGTAGGTACAACTTCTCCTAAATTGACTAATATGGCCGAGACAACTAAACGTCAGATTGAGAATTCTAATAAAAAGATTCAATCATTACGTCAGCAGATATTTAAAGAAGATGCGAAGTCTACTGAACAATATGTTAAGTTAAAAGAAATACAACAAAAATTAGAACAAGAGAAAGTACAGGCTAAACAAGCTGTTCAAAAAGCTCAAAAAAATGATGCTGAAAAAGTCCAAAAAGTATCAAAAGAAACGGTTAAAGAAGTTAAACAAGCACAAGAAACCGTTAAACAAGTAGCTAAAGAGGTAAAAGAAGTTACTAAAAAAGCTACAATGACTAAAGAAGAAAAAAATGCTTTGGCTAGAGAAAACTATGCAAAATTAAGAGAAGCGGGTTTAAGTAGTCAAGAGGCATCTAAATATAGACGTTCATCAGCAGAGAAGATCGAACAGGTAATAAAAGATTTTCAGAAAAAACAAAAAGTAGAAAAAACAACAACTACAGAAAAAACAACAACTACAGATCCTTACAGATCAATAGAAGATATATTCGAAGAAGCTATGAAGGCATCTACAGCAAAGCCTTCTACTGAAACGACTAAGAGTGTAAAACAAGCAACAGCTGCCGCTAAAGAAATTCAAAATATTCAAACAGAACAAGTATCAAAACAAGCACAAGAAACACTTAAAAAAGCTGAGCAGGTTGTTAAAGAAGCACAAAAAGTAAAGAGAGATATTGAGCAAGTTGCTAAACAATCACAAGAAAAAACTAAAAAAATAACAATTGAATCTTCTATAACAGAACCTTCTATTGAAACTACAAAAACAGCTGTTAAGAGTACTTCTAAAGTTACTAAAACTTCAACCGCACCCAATACTATACAAGAAATAAAACAAATTGCAAATATTGTAAAAGAAGAATTAGCCAAAGTTGAACAAGTAACTAAAAAAACTTCACAAAAAGTTAAATCTGAATCTAAAAAGACCAAAGATTCAGTAAAAAGTGATTCATCGGAAATTAAAAATAAGGTTCAAAGTGATGTAGATCAGTTAGAAGAAAAAATTAAACGTTTTACCTGGACTGTGAGAGGTTCATTTAAGGATACAGCACGAGTAGTTACTGGTATCATAATATCTCAAAGTTTTTATAGAGCTAAAGATGCTATCGAAAATGTAGTTGCTTCTGTATTTGATTTACACAAACAATTAGAAATAGCTGCTCTCTCTTACGAAACTTTATTTAAAGATCCTGCTAAAGCTGATAGGTTTGTTAAAGCCCTGCAGCAATTTACATTACAAGTCCCTACTATGGATTTTGCAGGAGCTGAAAAATCTGCTCGTAGATTATTAGCATTCGGTATTAAAGAAACTAACGTATTACCAATTATGCAAAGTATAGCAGATATGTCTTTAGTGGCTGATAAAGCAGATGTTTTAGATCGTGTTACATTTGCATTAGGACAGATAAAAACTGCAGGTAGATTGATGGGACAAGAATTAAAACAATTAAATGATGCAGGTATACCTGCTTATGGAATACTTCAAGAAGAATTAAAATTATCTGGAGATCAGATGA